CAATGTTGTATCTGGTATTGATGCAACTTCTTGTTGAGTTCCAAATGTATAAAAACTGTCTTGATGTTCTGATAATTGCAAACTAACTGTGTGGTCTGAATTAAGGGTTAAATTTTGTACTCTAAAAGGTTTTGCAGAAAAACTTGGTGTTGCATGAGTTATATTTACAATATCCCCAATAGATAAATCTAGTGCTGTGGCATCTGTCTTTAGCGAAACATCTAAACTAGACCTAGACCTCCTTAAAATGATTTCTGCCATCTCTTGGGCTTGATATGGGCTTGTAAACATAGAGAAATCAAACCTACCCTCTAAAAGCAACCCACCATCTGCTGTTTTCATTGTTGCATGTTGATCTGCACTAGCTATTCCAGTTTCATCTACTGGTGGAAATTGTGCTGTATCTGATTGATAACTTTTATCTGGATTAGTAAAATTAACAATAACTCTATTATATCTGGAGTTTTTGCTTTTACTTGAAACCGATATGCCACCAATAATATTATCTTCTGTTAACGTAATTGATGCTGAACCAGTACTTTCAACTAATATATTATATACACCAGATGAAAAGTTTAAATATGACCTCGAACCCCTAACAAATTCTTTTACGTTATCAATAGCTTTTCTTGAGGTATCAATAACAATATGGCTATCCATTAGGTCTATCTGGCTTGCACCACTATAAGGGGTAATATTGGCATCACATACATCACTGGCAGTTTGCCAATCAGCAAAGTTACTATCAAAATAACTGTTACCTATTCCCATACCAAATCTTTCGTTTCTTAAATAATCTAATAATTGCAATATAGGATTATCAGAATATGCCCATGTAGAACTTGTGTCTTTCCTATGGCTACCAGAGCCACCAGTAACAGTTCCATCTAAGTTAGGGTTATATACCTTTTTGCCTTGAACTATCGCTGTAACACTCGGTAATGAGCCAAACTTATCTTGATTCCACTCAAATCTAATAGCAAGATATGCCAAACCTCTTAATCTATGGTTACTTGTCCAAGAACTTAGGGTAGATAATAAACTTGATGCAGTTTGACTATCTGAACCAAAATGGGGTTCGCAGGTTATTAAACTTGCACCATCATAAAAATTAGCATCACCACTTCCAACTGTTATTTGTGTATTATCTGTAATATCCCCAGACCATGTAACTGTATTATCGTTTATTTGTATTGAGGTAATATCATTTATTTCACCCTCACTTAATACAAGAGCCATATATAAATATTGATTATCTGTTCCAGATGTTTCTAAAAAAACTACATGACCACCAACTTTTCTTGTTCCATAAACAATAGGAATATGACCATTTGCAGTAAATTTATTAACTAAAACCCCTCTTGCTTGTTGTTCAGAATTTTGCTGTGAAAAATCTGGTATTTCTGGCATGGGTATTATCCACCCAATAACATCTTCAACAATACCAACAACACCATCAACTATATCTTCAACAACATTTACTATTTCTTCAAATGGATTACACATTAATTTAATCTCCAATTAGAGCCTAAATTTTTAAAACCAAGTTTTTGAAATACTGGGTCTATATGTAAACCAGATGTTACCGATAAATACATTGGCAAACCTTTTGCGACTTTTTTAATTGAATCAACTAAAGCTGTAACTAATTTAAAATTTCTAAAACTTTTCTTAACATATATTGTATGAATATGAATACATTCACTTTTACTAAACCAATATTCTGTTTTGTGAAAAATAGTACACCCAATAACTTGGTCTAAATCCAAATCTTTTAATAAAATTACTTTGCCTTTTTGTAATATCGCATTAATAAAGTTTTTTAATTTAGGCTCGTCTACTTCTGGATAATCTAAATCAACTAAATCTTCATCTTTAAAATTTATCAATAAATCACAAATTGTTTGTAAATCTTTTTTTTCAGCTTGATATAAATGTATACTCATACTCTACCCCATTTAATATCTTTTACTGTGAGTGCAGAAAATTCCATACCTTTATCAGCACTAAAGAACCTTTTTTGGGAATTATCGGTGGTTGTCCTGCCACTTGTTTTGCTGAAATTACCCCAATGTGATGTAATTGTTAGAATTAAATTTGCCCTCGTTGTATTATCGGTAATCTTATAATTGTTAATTGTACCATAAAACAATAAAAATGGGTCTGATATTAAAGCTAAATTTGTATCTAAAAACCCTCTATAAATATGAACGTCATCATTTATTATATTTTCATTAAGAACTATAGCCACATATGTTTGGTCTACTGCTGATAAACTTATCGATAAACTATTTTTTGAGGGTTTATTTGTTTCACTAACCCCAGTTATACTTTGTAAATGCCCATTAGATAAATAGGTTCTTGATGTTCCAGAAATATCAGAAGTTATATCAAAACTTGCATTTGTTAAATATATCGGTGTTGCGAAACCAAAATCTATTAAAACAACTGGTTCTATGTTTCCAGTAGCTAGTTCTGTTTTTACTGCACTTGTTAAACCTCTAGCCATTTACAAACTTTCTATTACATCAAACTCATAACTAAATAATAAGTTACCATCACCATCATTTTCGCTTGTTGCAAATTCTTGAACATCACTTGCTAGATGTACTGTAAATGGAACTGCATCATAAGTTACAGCACTATCATTGGCTAATGCTTCTCTTAAAGGTGGCTCTATTGTTACTGTTGATGCATTACTAGATGATGTTGCATCTTCTACAACCATATAGACCTTAGAATGTGCGAATTTTATAAAATCACCTGCTTTTAATCTACCTGCACCATCACCTGCAAATCCATTAATAGCTATAGTTGTATCTGCGACTGCATGAACTCCATCAACTAATAAAGTTCCACTTTCGTTTCCTAGTGCATTTAAATAGCTTGGCATTGTTATTGTGAAATCTTCTTTTCTGGCTCTTTGCTTCATTATAAATGCCATGATAGGTGCGAATTCTGACCTTTTCATAGGTGGATATTGGACTGTAAAACTAAATTTTTGCCCTTGAACTTGTCTACGAAATGTTTTGCCACTATCGGTTTCAGAAAACAAAGTCTTTTGATTACTTGAAAGATTAACTGAAATAAAGTTTGTATTTGGTAATGCTCCACTCATATTATAGCCATTCTACCCTTTTCATTTACAGCACTATTAATAAGATTAACTATAGTACCTCTTGAATTTACTAATAACTCATTAAATCCTCTAGCATCTACTGTGCTTATATTAAAGTTTACTGTTACTGCTTTACCCATTCCACCTAATTTATTATTCGGAACTACGTTTGATGGTTTATCTGGAATAATTAGTTCTGCACCTGCTTCACCAACCATATATGGCTGACCTTGATTCATTCGACCACCCAAACGTCTACCTTGATATTTTTGTTGGGCAATAGTAGCGATTTGAACAGCACCTAAAGCACCTATTAAGATAGCCATAGGAATATTAGCTGATGCTAATGCTTTAGTTACACCAGTAGCAGTATTCATAAAAGCATCTGCCATATTTAATGCTTTATTTATTTGAAATGCCTTTTTATTATTTTGCGACATAGAATTTAAAATCTGTTTGCCACCAGTAATAATCATATCTTTTTTCTGTTGTTCAGTTAATCCAGTCATTTTTAAATCTTGAAATTGACCAGACCTCATAATAGCCGATTGTTCATTCATAAATGTTTGTCTTAGATTTTTTTGATCTAATGCAGTTTTGTGTGCTATTTCTAAGGTTTTGTCTGCTGTTGATTGTGCTATTGCAACTTCCATATCAGCAATGGCTTGAAGTGCATCTATATCACCAGTCATCTTCATACCTTTAGCATCACCAAATTCTGTTTCTGAACCAGTAGCTAATTCTGAACCAACTGCACTTCTTGTACTCATCAAACCACTTGCATCTATTGAATCTTTTAATTTTTTAGTTGATTGTGCTATTGCAACTTCCATATCAGCAATGGCTTGAAGTGCATCTATATCACCAGTCATCTTCATACCTTT